CCTTTACCGGAAGCTCCGGGGGGGAGAAAAGTCCCCCGGTCCCCCTTGAAATGGTCACTTTCTAGCTTGAGGGCGACCGCCAAAGTTCCAGTTCGAGTACGAAGCCGAGTAGTTGCAGTACCGGATGAACGGCCCCGAGTACGCCCCGGCGGCCACGTTACCACCCGAGAGGACCACTTCTCCGCCTTCGGCGGCATAATAGTAATCGCAGAAGTAGGTGTTGCTTGACGCTCCGTTTTCTGTGCAGATTTCGATTTCCGGCCATTCCGGATCGTATCCGAATGTTTTCACATAGCCTTCGGCGGTTCCTGCTACATAGCCAACTTTGAAGTATGAGCCATTATATACCTTATCGGCATATGCACTTCTGTCATTACAGTAATAATGCTGGTACTTCTGAATGTTATCTCCATCTCTGAATTGCCAAATATTTCCATACCAATCTTCAATCCAAAGGAAACGAATTGCACTCATACCCGGTGTTTTGCCTTCTACTCGGCCGTTTGGCGATGCCATTCCAACAGTTGCTCCTGTTGGTTGCGCGGAAGACCACAAAACACTAGTTGTTGTGATTGCCACTGGATCTCCGTCAAAGTATACGCATACTGCATTCTCTACTTCAGTTGAATCTTCGATCTTTGTTACTAAGCGATCCGCTGCCAGACTTTGGCTCCATAGCCCATTTCCAATAGAAATTCCCTGGCCAATTGCAAAACGATTGCCATAATCCTTAGCAACGGTAATGTAATTACCTGTTCTTTCCTGGAGCGCGAGCCCCTTTGTGCCATCTTCAGGGAACTCTGTTCGACCAGGTCCCAACGTTCCCTGCGCATGAGTATTTGCAAACATTACAATATAGCAGGTATCCAGAAAATGCATAGCCCATACATCGTCGAGGTACCAGTTATCTCCCTTGGTCTTGCATAAGATTCTGAACTGTTCACGCGTCTTATTATGTGCTGGCATATATCCAGCTCTGGATCTCAAGATATCTACAGCTACGGATCGTACAGAAACCCCTTCGCTTTGCGCTGATGACTCTATATGCTCAATAGAGCCAGGGAAGATCGGAAGGTATACCTTTTCAGAGATTCTGCGATCCGCTCCGTCTGTAAACAGATGATCCAAATGAAGATGTCCGATCTGCGCGGAAGATATAGCTCTATATTCCCATTTCACGCCATCCGCATCAGTTTCAAACCAGCGGCCGGTGTACGTCATTGGCACCTCTAACATAACATCTCCGTTCGTGCCATCCCACTGAAAGGTTGCATCTCCCAGGTAAGCATTGACAGTTCTGTCTTCTGCCAGGTTACATGGGCGCATCTCGCTGAACGGATAGTGGCTCATCATGTCATTCTGAACGGTTCCGTTTCCGACTGCTGCCTTGCAGACCATGCCGACAGCATCTCCGATACGTTCCCATGCGGAAGAGCTGGCGTCGACTTTTCTTCTTACTCCGAGCAGTTCCACTTTGTTTTTCTCGATGGTAGTTACTCTCGCTTCCAGAGCTTCCAGGTCTGCCTGAAGAGCCAGAGCTCCGGCACTGTTGATCGTTACATTCTCAGCGTTTGAAACTTCCAGATAGTAACTCATGTTGATCACTGACGGAAGCACGCCGTTGTATGCCGGCATATAATCGCTTGTGGATGCAGTAGCGATAGAATAAAGGATTTCCCCCTTTTGCGGATCCTGGGCGAAGATACCAAACTCAGTGATATCGTAGCCAGTGCTCAGTGTTTCTGACTCACTCTTGTTTGTGATTGCAATCTTCAGAATCACTGTGTTGTCTGCATCGCTGATCACCTTATTCTGAATCGGGAAGGTCTGCTTCGGAGTCTTCAGAGCTGTTCTGCTCTCGATGTTTTCTCCGGAAGAATAAGAGCCGGATCCCGTCTGTGCTTTAGTGATCTGAATACTTGTCTGTCCTGCCTGGGCTTTTGCCAGGAGGGCTTTTCCTGCGGTTGTTAATTTACTGGGATTCCACATTAACATTAGTGTTTTTCCTCCTTGATAAATGATGCGATATTGTAGGCGTCTCCCTTCTGGGCGACGGTGGCTGCGCTGTGTGCTGCAGCATTGCCTGCAGTCTCATTTGTTACGCAGCTTCGGTTGTCTGTTACGGATCCGAACGCTGCCAGGTGATTTCCGGCCTGGATTCCGGCATCTGTCTGCAGAGTGTTATAAACTTCTGTGCCTCTTGCTTTATCCACGATGCCAATAGCTCCCTGACGTACTGCCTGGGCTACCTGCGCATCTCCAGATGTCGTGTTGAGCACGAAGCTGTCTCTGTCTCTTGTACCTGCCGCTGTGGCTGCGTATGTGGTCTGTCCTGCCTCTTTATCTTCCTGAATGATATTTAAAACGGTACATTCCTGTACTGCTACCTGAAAAGCTACTATGCTTGGTGATGCCCTTGCGTTTCTAATAATGATGATTCTTCTTAATTGTGATCTTACATTCTTTGATTTTTTAATTAATGCATTGATCTGATCAAAAGTCTCACCTGTGAGTCTTCCAAATGTCTCAATGTCAAATGTTCCTGGGGTGTATGGTGGTTCATCATAATTAAACCACTCTATGACTCTTCCATTTCCAAATACAGCTGATACCATGTCGGCTACTGTAGCTGCTGTTCCTGCATATGTATACCACTTAAGCGTATTCTTAACGATCTCCCTTTTCTTTGAGATCGGAAGTTCTTGAGAGTAATACATGGATCGCATCTCTACTGCAAAATAATCTAATATTTCTTCAGAAAGTTCATCAACAGCCGCATAGCATCTGGATTTATCAGCATACTTTTTCACCATCTTCATGGCTTGCTGCATCGCATAGCTGATAGCCTGAATTCGTGGTGTTTTTTGAGGCCAAATATCTTCGAGTCCACCTTCTGTGAACTTAATCATCTTCAATACCTCCGTATGATACATTTTTGCTGATCAACTTCGCTATGTTAGACTTTCCAATTATCTGAAAGATTGGATATGTAACTTCTACTCTTTTGGCTCCTGCGGCAACCATCATCTGAACCAATCGGGATGGATTAATATCTCTTCCAATTTTGCTCCGCTGCCATGATACAAACTCATCAATTGCCGCCCCAACTTCTGCTTGAATCGTACTCGCCTTCCTCGAATCACTTCTGTTAACAAAATACTTTACATCAATCTTATATCCTACCGTATCAGGAGCTTTAACGATTACCTTATCAGTAAGTGGCCTAATTTGTTCATTGTATAAGAAATCCTGCAAGCCTATAATCATACTCTCGTTGGGTAGTTCCCCGCCAGCCATGATAAATTCAATTTGTACCGTATATGGAGCCGAACCTGCATTTTCGCTATACACCAATACGTCTGAAATACTTGAATTGTATGTTTTTACCCAGTACTCATACGCACCTTCCGGCCCTGCAACAGAGTATTTAGATGGAGCTATGTATACCCTTTCTCTCAAGCTATCATCATCTTCTATATCTGTTCCACCACTTGTGATCTCTGTATTCGCTACTGTGGCCACATATGGTATGGGATCCACCAAGACTCGAATGGTTCCAACTGGCAAATTATTTCCGGTTTTGCCTTCTGTTAGACATTGACACAAAACATCTACACTTTCCTCACCTGCTAATATTTCAGCATAGTTAAGAGTTTCAAAATACACTTCGCCATCTGTTACTCTGGTTCCAGCTGCAATGCTCACCGGCTCTGTTCTGAGACCGGATAAGGTGAATCTTATCTTTGCTTTTGCCGCTTTGGCTGGTTCTCTTGCGATTCCTTTCATAGCTGCCAAATTATCCAAATATGTTCCATAGCTATACTTAAGTAGATCTTGTTTTCCTGCTCTATCTACATACAATAACTCCTGAAATATCTGGATAGCGCATGCGTACAAAATTAACGCTTCTGGATCTGCTCTGGACAAAACTACATCTTCTCCAGTAATCTCTTTATATCTATCTTGATAATCCTTTATCATTTGAAGTTCTACATCTTCAAGCTGTAAATTATCTATAAAGCTTACATCTGGCAAACTTTCAATCTCTTTAATCATTTTCCATCCCTCCTTTCCACATATACTTTCACCCGCATACTCCCATCCAAGCTATATTTCCCATCTGCTCCAGCTATTGAAATCTCTGGAATGTATTTTTGAGCTTTTTCATCTAAATCCATCACGAAAAGATTTAAAGCTTCATCGGGTTGCTCCTTATCTATGATATTGGGATCCAATCCAAATCCTCGACTTCCCGGAAGCGTTCCTTCGATTGCTTGAACAAGTGTTTTTAATCTTTTATTCACTTTTATCAGTTCCACATTACTTATTAGGTTGCCGTCTACTATAATTTGATCAGCTGAAAAAGACCGCATTGATAACCACCTCCTTACGCATATTCAGCAAACGTAAGATTTATTTTGGCTTTTACAAGTTCTCCTTTGTTCCAGATGGTGTCCCATTCTTCACTCATGCTTGAAATATAAGTCTTATTCGAGCCTACCTTCTTGCCTCCTATAACAAGATATTCTGTCTCTCCATTCTTTACTGCTTTCTCGATTCTTTCGATCGTTTCTCTGGGTTTTACCCCATGCTCAGCTGAAAGCGTTATGGTGCATGAAGTTTCATCCGCATCTGGTCCCAAAAATTCCGACTTGGGTGTCTTTCCTAAAATATTATGTTGTTTCCATCTTCCAGCAACTTTTCTTTGAATTCCGTTCGGAGTAAATACTTTATCTCCAGATACTTCAAATACAATTGTTTTTCCAAAACTTCCAATTTGCCCCATACATTACCTCTTTATAGCGAATCCAGTTTCTGCTTCATCTGAAGAATCTGCGCTGTCGTAATGGAACCTGATTTACAAGTTAATCTTACGGCCGGACCTCTCAGTTCTACTGTCCCATCCTTATATTGTGTATATGCTGTTCCCGGTGTTTGGGACATTTCCTGCCGAAATGTGTCCTTTCCAGACACCTGCGGCCGATTTTTAGCATTCCAATACGGCCCCATTACAATTCCTGCAGCACTTCCATTAGAGAGATGGAGGACAAGAACCTCTTTTCCAATCTCTGGCATATTGTACATTCCATTAAATGTACACACTGGGAGCGCATCCGTCACAGAAGAATCTCTATCCGGATAGGTTACTTCAACCGTTCCTTCCTCATAATTTATTTTCGATACCTTTCCAATTCTGATTAGATCTGCCATCTTTTTCTCCATTAATCAAATGTGCCTTCATCAACCCATCCCCATACATGTGTTTCACTCCAATTTTGCGTAACCAAATGATATGGATGAGCTTTTCCTGAACCATTTGTTATTGTGATTTTGGCTTTCCCAGCCGCAACTTGATAGCCTCTGGCCTTTGGGTAGCTTGATATATAATGCATACCACCATGAAAGTTTACGATATCTCCTACTTTGTATTCTTTCTTCTTTGTAGACTCAACCGGTGATGAAGCTTTTATTACATACGATAAGCGTTTCTGGCACTTATGTAGTTCTATATCTTGCGTCGTAGTGCCATCTGAAACTCTTGTTTTTACTTGATCTACAAAATACTTGCCATCGGCTTTTCCAAAACCTTCTACAGTTACTGTTGTCCCCGCCATGATATTGGGCTTTCCAAAAATTGTTCCTGATATAGTGGTTGCCTTTTCGTTTGCTTCATTTACTTGCGCTGCTCCTTTGTACTTTGCCTCATTAGCATCAGAGCACTGCTCATTAATTCTAAGCACTCGACTATTTTTTGCATTTTCATCTACTAGGCCAAAGTAAACATTAATTTCTTCATTGCTTTTTTCATCTTTGTACGAAACCCTGCATCCAGTATAAGTGCCCTCTAACGTATCACTATATTCCCATGAATCATCCACAAAATCTGAACGATTTATTATTGCAATAGCTTTCTTTTTTTCATAAGTTCCTTTATCAAAGATCACTATCTTTCCACTATAAACCTTCATTGCCAACCCATAAGCTTTCGTAAGATCATACAAAAAGGCTGAATCCGTTTTTTTATCTTGTTCAATGACAGCGATTTTAATGGTTGGACCATCATACATCAACTTTAATCCATATCTACCTGTAATTTCCTCTCCAATATTCTGAATAGTGACATCCTTCCAGGTTTTAGATCGCTCTGTTGTCTTGAACGATCTATTGGCAGGCATAGCAAGCGCTTTAAAAGTAGCTTCCAATGGTCCCCCTGAAAAATTGATTGTATCCAAAGTAAAATCGCCACAAGAAAGAGATAGCTTGTCTCCATCTTTTATCCAATTTAGAAATTGTATCTCTGCTTTGATATTATCGCCCATTTGCGGATACCAAGACCCCAACCATTTCATTGTGATATTATGCAACACAATATCAAGCGAATCACTCGATCCAGACGCAACATCCGTATAGGATACCGATTTTAAAAACTCTGACAAACTTGTATTGACGTTTTCCCCATTAAAGAACAAGTCTGTGTTTACGCTTCGTGGGCTACTCATTCATCATCACCATCCTCATAACCTGTAGACTCTTCCTCGCTCTCTTGTCGCCAAAATGGAAGGTCTTTATCCATTTCCTCTGGAAGATCCGGCACTATTAAAGTAGTGCCGGATGAAAAAACGAGTACATCTAAAAATTCCCAGTTAGCAATAATGAGATTTTCCATGTATTTTTCGTTTCCGAATAACTTATATGCAATTAAATCCCATGTATCTCCTTGGATCGTTTTATAAATGTTCATCATTCTTCTCCTATCCAAATGCTACTCTACCTTTGTTATTTAGGTACTCTTTCATTAGCTTCTCAAACTCTCTCTGACTCATACGGTTTGCATCCTGAATATCTTTTTTATTCGGAGCATCTCCATTGAATTGATAGGTTGGGCTAAATACAAAGGTTGGAGACGATTCTTTTGAGCCTTCCTTTAAGCCATTACTCTTTTCACCGGTAAAGTTCTGAATGGTCTCTTTAATTACCGAACTTTTGTTAAATATTGGCATTTCTAGGCTCTTAGCCTCTGGAGCTACTGCATCCTGAATCGGCACTGCCAATGACCGCTGTGCTTCTGCCTGAATGGCACCACGCATATCCTGCATACCGATTACAAGACCTTGTCCAGTAAACTTACCAGATTCCACCATGACCCTTGACGGAGAGTGAATCTTCAAGGTACTGTTGACTGCCGCAGATGCTGCGCTGGCCACGCTTGCTGCTGCTGCCATAACGGCTCCACGCATAGCGTTGATACCATTTACCAGACCGGACATCATATTCACACCAGTGCCATAAAGACTAACCCCCGCAAATGTTCCATAGATGCCGCCTGCTGTGCTCTGAGCTATTCCGAGCGCTTGACTGCATCCACTGCTTACTGCAGACACAAGCTGGCTCATTCCTGCCACTACTACTGACTGAACCTGAATGACCCCTGCTGAAATAGTTGCAGTTATCATTGTTACTGTCGACGACACAACCACTTTACTCTGCGTCATACAGGCTTTAACTGTTGTTATGATCAAAGTAAATGATGTTGTTGTGTTTGTACTCATGCTTGTGAATCCATTTTGAAACGTTGATTTCATTGCCATGATTCCACTTCGCGTAGCAGTCTGCATGAGCATCATTCCTTTTTGGATAGATGCGCTCCACGATGTTGTACTTGCAGTAACGTTAGCCTGTATATCTGTCAACTGTAACGACGCCGTTGACAGATTGGAAAATCCAGTTTCCATGTCTGCCATAGAAACGATAGTAGACTCTATACTTACCTGCAATGCTTGTACCGCAGCATTAGCTGCTTCAATAGCAGATGCATCAACTTGGACTGTCATTTGCTGAGCCTGAACACTACCTGCATTAACAGTTGGCGCTGAAACTTCAGTTGATTTCCCACCGCCAGTGATCGCGTCCCATATTCCACCAAAGAAATCTTTTACACCTTCCCAAGCGCTTTTCACTGCATCAGCTGCTGACGATGCCGCTGATTTCAGAAGTTCCCAACCTGAATCCAAGAGCGAACCCAGCCCGTCTCCAATTCCTGAAATAGAAGTTGTCATGGCTGTAAATCCTTCTTGAATTAGTCCAGGCATCGCATCTGCAGCTGCTGACGCAGTTGATTTTAAGAGCTCCCAGCCTGAATCCAAGAGCGAACCTAATGCGCCTCCAATATCGGATATTGCAGACTGCATTAAACTCAATCCGCCACTTACCAGCCCTGGAAGTGCGTCGGCTGCCGATGATGCTGCTGACTTTAGGGATTCCCAGCCTGAATCTAAAAGTGGTCCAATAGCCTCTCCAGCCGTTGAAAGCGCATTGCCGAGAGCACTCAATCCTCCAGAAACCGCATCAGGTAATGCATCGACTGCTGATGCGGCAGCTGATTTTAATGCTTCCCATCCTGCATCAAGCAACGAACCAAGAGCACTTCCAGCTGTAGAAATAACGCTGCTAAGAGCATTCAGACCTCCGGAAACT